CTATTCAGCGTTTGGATGACAACGACACTCCTATGGATGGTCGCTTCTTTATCATTCCTCCTTCAAGCCGCAATACGTTGATGGGTCTTTCCCGTTACACAGAACAGGCTTTTATTGGTAATGGTAATGCAATCCGTAATGGTGAAATCGGTCAACTGTATGGCATCCCCGTGTTCACAACAAGCAATGCTGATACTGCTGCTGGTAACTCCACAACAGATCGTATCTGCTTGATGGGTCACAAGGACGCTATGGTCTTGGTTGAGCAAATGGGCATTCGCTCACAGACTCAGTACAAACAAGACTACTTGGCTACTTTGTTCACATCTGACACACTTTATGGTGTGAAAGCAATGCGTACAGCCGCTACTGTTGGTGCAGCTTTGTCTTCTAGCGCATTTGCGTTAGCAGTTCCAGCCTAATAGTTGCCTTTTCCCCTCGCCTTAATCGGTGGGGGGATTTTTTACATCAAGGAGATTTATTATGGCAGCAGCAACAGCAGTAGTTTCCCGTAGGGGAAATGACCAGTTCCGTGGTCTTTTTTCGGACACTTGGGATGTTTCTTGTACCCTCGATAGCGCATCAGTACTTACTACTGCAACCGCTACGGATACAGTTACAGTACCAGGCGTAAAACTAGGCGATATGGTTATCGGTATGTCTGTTGGCGTTGATGAAGCAGGTTTGGTTCGTAGAGCCTATGTTTCAGCCGCTAATACAGTTACTATCGCAACCTACAATCCTACAGCAGGTACTGTAGACTTGGCATCAACTACATTGACCTTAATCATTGGTCGTGCGGTTTAATTAAAGGGGGCTAATACCCCCCTTTTTTTGGAGTTTTTATGGCTACTTTTCGTTGTCTAAAGTCGGGAAACACAGTTACTTTCACCTATCAGCATGATATTGATAGCATGAAAGGTCACGAGGGATACGTCCTTGTTGAGGAAACTCCAAAGAAAGTTGAAGACAAACCTAAGGTTGGAAGACCAAAAAAAGAGGTTGAAAATGTCGGAAATTGATCCAAGAGAATTTGGTAAGTTGGAAGCTCAAGTTGAGGCTTTACAAACTGAAGTCCATGCACTTCGCCAAGATATTAAAACGCTTTTAGAAATGGCAAACAAGTCTAAAGGTGGCTTTTTCGTTGGAATGGCTATCGCCTCTGTTGTTGGCGGTATCATTTCTTTCATTGCAACCAAGCTAGTTCGATAAGGATTTATATGCCACAAGTTGGAAACAAGAAATTCCCATACACAGAAAAAGGCGAGAAAGAAGCCAAAGAGTATGGCAAGAAGAAATCTATGCCCGTTACTGTAATGATTGCTATTGGCAAGCCTAAAGGTATGCCTACCCGTGGTGGTCGTACTGCTACTAACATGATGAAAAAGTCTGGACGAGGTAAATAATGTCTTCTTTAACTTCTCCCGTTACGCTCCTTAGTGATGCTACTGCAACTGGTGCTTCTAAAGCTGTTCAGGCTGATGCTGGTCAACCCGCATTCCTACAAGTTTCAGGCATCACAAGTGCTACTGTTGCTTTGCAAGGAAGTCTGGATGGCACAACATACGCAACGATTGGTACAGCCTTAACTGGTGATGGCATGATTACTATTGCAAATGCGCCTAAGTATCTAAGAGCCAATGTCACAGCTTATGTAACTGGCACTATCACAGCCAAGATCATGTACTGATATGAAAAAGACCAAAGCAGAAGCCAAAATCTCTAAGGTCTACAAAGAGTTTAAGGCGGGAACGCTTCACTCTGGTAAGGGTGGCCCTGTGGTCAAGAAGCCTAAACAAGCTATTGCTATTGCTTTATCCGAAGCAGGTATGTCAAGGAAGAAGAAATGAAACAAGGTCTTTACAGTAACATTGCCGCAAAGAGAGAACGTATCGAGGCGGGTTCTAAGGAAAAGATGCGTAAGGTTGGCTCTAAAGGCGCACCTACTGAGGCGGCATTTAAGGCTGCGGCTAAGACCGCAAAGAAGAAATGAAAACTCCTGCTTGGCAAACAAAAGAAGGAAAAAACCCCAAGGGGGGCTTGAATGCCAAAGGCAGAGCATCGTATAATGCAGAAACGGGTGGCAATTTGAAACCACCAGTCAAGTCGGGAGATAACCCTCGTAGGGCATCCTTTTTAGCACGAATGGGCAATATGCCTGGCGCTGAGATGAAAGATGGAAAGCCTACCCGACTTTTACTTTCTCTTAGAGCTTGGGGCGCAACGTCCAAGGAAGACGCTAAAGCTAAAGCTAAAGCGATCTCTAAGAGGAATAGTAAATGAGGCCAGTATCTGTCGGAATTAGCCCAGCAGCAAATACGCTGACAACTGTTTATACAGTTCCTACGGGTTATTACGCCAAGTTTACTGTCATGTATATCCACAATACTGGTGCAAATACAAAGCACATCACAGTTCAATGGTATGACGCAAGTGCTTCATCCACTTTAGACATCCTTACTGCTTACAATTTAACTACTAAGCAGTACCTTCAATTTGATGGTGTTGCATACATCGTTTTAGAAGAGGGTGACAGATTACAGATTACTACTGAAGCGAGTAGTACCTTCAGTTTTATTGCCACATTTGAGGTTCAGGGAGCACAAAGAACATGACCTACTTAGAACTTGTTAACGATGTTCTTATACGCTTGCGTGAGAGTTCAGTCTCTACTGTTGGCGAAACAACCTATTCTGCTTTGATTGGCAAGTTTGTCAATGATGCCAAGCGTCAGATTGAAGATAGTTATTCATGGAATGTACTATCTCAGACAATTACAGTTACAACTACTTCTGGTACAAGTTCCTATGCGTTGACGGGTGCGGGTCAGAAGTTTCGTATCAATGACGCTATTAACACTACCAGTGTTATAACTCTAGATAACACCACTGTTGCGGACATGAACCGCAAGCTCAACTTTGGTACGCCTTCACAGTCTATTCCTAGCGAGTTTTGCTTTAGTGGTGTAGATAACAATGGCGACACAAAGGTTGATTTATTTCCTGTTCCTGATGGCGTATATACATTGAAGTTTGATGTAACTATCCCACAAGCAAATCTAAGTTCCGATTCAACATCTGTAAAAGTTCTTGATTACTTGGTGACTCAAAGTGCCTATGCCCGTGCTTTGATTGAGCGTGGTGAAGATGGTGGAACTAACTCTAATGAGGCTTATGCCTTGTTTAGAGGGATGCTCTCTGATGCCATTGCATTGGAGTCCACTCGTTATCCTGAAGACAACTTTGTGGCGGTCTAATGGCAGCACAACTCCAAAGTTACAGTCTCTCAGCACCAGGCTTTTTTGGCCTGAATACTGAGGATTCTCCCCTTGATTTAGGGGCGGGATTTGCTTTGGTTGCAACTAACTGCATCTTGGATCAGTATGGTCGTATTGGTGCTAGAAAAGGTTGGTCAAGGGTTAACGCTTCTTCTGGTGATTTAGGTGCTAACGATGTTGGTGTTATCCATGAGTTAGTGCAGAACGATGGCACTCTTACAGTTCTGTTTGCTGGAAACAACAAGATATTCAAACTTGGTACTGCTAATGCGGTGACTGAGTTGACCTATGGTGGTGGAGGAGTAACTCCTACCATTACTGCATCTAACTGGCAAACTGCTTCTTTAAATGGCATTGCCTATTTCTTCCAAACAGGACACGATCCACTCATTTATGACCCCGCAGTAAGTACAACTACTTATCGCAGAGTCTCAGAAAAGTCAGGTTATGTAGCTACTGTTCCTCAAGCAAACATTGCTATTTCAGCATTTGGTCGCTTGTGGGTGGCTAATACATCTACTGACAAAGTAACTGTTACCTTCTCTGATCTGATTGCGGGTCATGTGTGGGGTGGTGGAACTTCAGGGAATTTAGATGTTTCTCGTGTGTGGCCTAATGGTGCAGATGAGATTATGGGCTTGGCAGCTCACAATGATTTCTTGTTTATATTTGGTAAACGGCAAATTCTTGTTTATTCTGGTGCTTCAACACCCGCATCCTTGGTTCTGAGCGACACAATTGGCTCTATCGGATGTATTGCTAGAGATACCATTCAAAGCATTGGCTCTGATGTTATTTTCTTGTCAGACTCAGGTGTTCGTTCACTGATGAGAACAATCCAAGAGAAGTCTGCTCCTTTGCGAGACCTATCTAAGAATGTTCGTTTTGACCTAAATTCATCATTGGCAAGCGAAACATTGGCTAATTTGAAGTCTGTTTACTCAGAAAAAGAAGCCTTTTATTTGCTTGTTCTACCCGCTACTTTCCAAGTTTATTGCTTCGATACCAAGCAATCTTTGCAAGATGGGGCTTCTCGTGTAACGAAATGGGACTCTATTGCACCAACTGCTTTACGTTCTTTGCGTAATGGTGACTTATACATTGGTAAGAATGGGTATATCGGTAAGTATGGAACTTATCTTGATGACTCATCAACGTACCGATTTGCGTACTACACAAACAATGCTGACTTAGGAAACCCTAATCAGATTTCTATCCTTAAAAATATTACAGCCATCGTTATTGGTGGTTCTAATCAGTTTTTAACGATCAAGTGGGGCTTTGACTATTCTGGTGCTTATCAATCAGAGAATGTCTACATTCCTACGCAAATAAGCTATGAGTATGGTATTGCTGAATACAACATTGCTGAATACACAAGTGGTGTTCCGATTAAGACTCTGACTGCCAATGCTTCAGGTTTTGGAAAGATTGTTCAAACTGGTTATGAAACAACCATTAACAATTCTTCATTTTCCTTGCAAAAGATTGAAATTCAAGCCAAAGATGGCAAAATAGGGTAAGAGGTAAACCATGTCTAATTACACAAAATCAACCAATTTCGCTTCTAAAGACAATCTGTCTCCTGGCAATCCTCTAAAGATTGTTAAGGGTGCTGAGATTGATACTGAATTTAACAATATTCAGACTGCTGTTGCGACTAAAACAGATAATGCTTCTGCCAATATTACTGGTGGTTCAATTACTGGTATTACTGATTTAGCGGTTGCTGATGGCGGTACAGGTGCTTCTACGGCTACTGCTGCTCTGAATAACCTCTTGCCTACCCAAACAGGTAACGCAAACAAGTATCTTCAGACTGATGGCACTAATGCTACTTGGGATGCAGTAAGTCTTTCCACTTCTGACATTACTGGCACTTTGCCAGTAGCAAATGGTGGCACTGGTGTAACTAGCTCAACAGGTACAGGTTCAGTAGTTCTGTCAAACAGTCCTACTTTGGTGACTCCTGCATTGGGAACTCCTGCTTCTGGTACGGCAACTAACCTGACAGGATTGCCGATTTCCACAGGCGTAAGTGGTTTGGGCAGTGGTGTAGCTACTTTCTTGGGTACTCCATCATCTGCCAATCTAGCTTCTGCCGTAACAGACGAAACTGGTTCAGGTGCTTTGGTGTTTGCCAATAGCCCAACCTTGGTTACTCCTGCTTTAGGCACTCCATCTGCATTGGTAGGCACAAACATCACGGGTACTGCATCTGGTCTGACAGCAGGTAGTGTCACCACTAACGCTAACTTAACTGGTGCAGTCACTTCTGTTGGCAATGCAACATCTTTGGGTTCATTTAGTTCTGCAAACCTTTTAGGTGCTTTAACAGATGAGACAGGAACAGGATCAGCGGTATTTGCTACTTCACCTACATTGGTGACTCCTATCCTTGGAACACCTACTAGCGCAACTTTAACGAACGCTACAGGGCTTCCAATCTCTACTGGTGTGTCAGGTCTAGGCACTGGTGTAGCAACGGCTCTAGCGGTCAATACAGGCTCTTCTGGTGCTGTTGTGGTCAATGGTGGTGCTTTGGGTACTCCATCAGGCGGTACTGCTACTAACCTTACAGGCTTACCAATTTCAACTGGTGTAAGTGGTTTGGGCACTGGTGTAGCTACTGCTTTAGCTGTCAACGTAGGTTCTGCTGGTGCTGCTGTTGTTAATGGCGGTGCATTAGGCACACCCTCTGGTGGTACAGCAACCAACTTAACTGGTTTGCCTTTGACAACTGGCGTAACAGGTTTACTACCTGTGGCTAATGGTGGTACAGGAACAGCGACTCCTAGCATTGTTGCAGGTACAAACGTAACTGTTACTGGCACATGGCCTAATCAAACTATCGCTGCATCAGGCGGTGGCGGTGGAACTCCTGGCGGCTCTACTACTCAAGTTCAATACAATAATGCGGGTGCATTTGGTGGCATCACAGGTGCTACGACTGACGGCACATCATTGACTCTTGTTGCTCCTATTTTGGGAACTCCTGCAAGTGGCACTGTAACTAATCTTACTGGTACAGCCTCTATCAACATCAATGGAACTGTTGGTGCTACTACACCATCTACTGGTGCGTTTACTGCTGTAACCTCTAGTGGCGTTACCAATTCTTTTGGTTCTGCAACAAATTCCAATGTTGCAAATTTGTTTAGTGGAACAAAAACTGGTTACGCAATGTTGGCGGTAGATTCTTCTACGCTTTCACCTGTGGCAACAGGCGATGCGGGTATAGTATTTATTCAGCCAGCGGTTGGAAATACAATTCAAAAGGCTTCCACAGGAACTCACGCTAACTTTGCTAGTTTATATGTCCCACCTTTTTCCGTAGGCGCAGGGGCATCGACTTTAACAAACGCATCTAGCATTTATGTTCCAAGTGCGCCAAGTGGTGCAACAAATAATTATGCAATTAGCGTAGGTTCTGGAACATCACGCTTCAATGGTCTTGTTGATATTTCTGGTGCATCTGGTGGTCAGATTAAATTCCCCGCAACTCAGAACGCATCAGCAGACGCTAATACGTTAGATGATTATGAGGAGGGGACTTGGACACCTAGTGTTGGTGGAACTGCAACCTACGCTAATCAAAATGCAAAATATACAAAAATTGGTAATTATGTTCATCTTCTTGCAAACATTCAAATAACCACAATTGGAACAGGAAGTGCCACCACAATTTCTGGCGCACCCTTTACTCCAAGCCAACCATCTACTATGAATGTTGCATATTTTGCAAGCCTTGCCACAAGCGTTATTGCTTTATCTGGCTATATCAATTCTTCAGGTTCAACAATTGTATTTACAAGTACAAACGGGTCTACAACAAATATTACAAATGTCACAGCAGTTCTTGGTTCGGGTTCTGACATTACATTTAACACCTCATATTTTGTTTAAGGAAAATCATGGCTAAATCACTAATCATTGACCAAATCGAAGTAACCAACAATGGTGTTGTTCAAGTGCGTATGCACAAACTCTCTAGCGATGGAGACTTGTTGGGCAACCACAGGACAGCATTACCTCCAGCAACTGACGTTAATGCTCAAATTGCCGTAGTAAACGCACACATGGCAACAGAAAACTACTCTGCTATACCTGATGCTGATGTTGTCAAACTAACTGCAATCTGCAATGCGGCTTGGACAGCTGAAGTTATTGCGGCTTATCAAGCAGCACAGGCTGCGGCTGAAGCGGCTCGTAACGCATAAAGGAAAATATCATGGCCATAACAAGTCGACAAATTATAGATTTCTTGCTTGCTAATCCAGGCATGAGTGATGCCGACATTGCTACGGCTATGCAGACATACAATGTCACCTCTGCTCAAATGGCTGAAGCTGTGGGCTTACCAGTTGCGGAGGTGCAATCTCGATATAAAGAGGCTGCCCCATCTGTTTACACGACTGAAAATGTCAATAAATTAGCAGATCAGATTCTTTCTCAAGGCACTACTGAGGCGTGGACAGGTGGATTACCTCCTGAAAAAGCGGCTTTGTACATGGCTGATGAGTTAGCTAAGAGTGGTGTAACGGACATTACTCAGGTTGCCAAAGGTGATAGTGGAATCATCAATGTTATGACGGGAGATAAACTTATCTCTGGTTATGGTGAACGTACAAAAGACAATTTATGGTCTGGATCATACGAAGGCAAAGGTAATACTGGTTTTGGTGTTAACTTTGATGAATCTGGTAAGCCTGTTTTCTATACACAAGGCGCATCTTCTAGCACTTTAAAGGATGACATTCTTAAAGTAGCGGCTGTTGCGGGTCTAGCCTTTGGAATACCTGGTGTTACAGAGGGATTACTAACGGGTGCGGGAACTGCGGCAGGTACAGGTCTTGGCACAGGTTTAACAGCAGGTGCGGGTGGCCTTGGTTTAAGCACTACAGGAGCAGGTTTAGGTGCTTTAGGAACTGGTGCGGGAATTACTGCGGGAACTGGTTTAGGTACTGGTGTTTTAACTGGTTCTACATTAGGTACTTCACTTTTAGGAGCAGGTGCATTGACAGGAGCAGGAGTTCTTGGCGGCACAACTCTTGGAACAACAGGAACAGGTTTAACGACAGGAACAGTTGCTGGCATGGGTACAGGCACTGGAATAACAACAGGTGCAGGTGGTTTAGGTCTTACTACAACGGGTGCGGGTTTAGGTACGGCAGGTACAGGCGCAGGTATTACAGCAGGTACAGGATTAACTGGAACTGGTGTTTTAACAGGATCAGGGCTTGGCACTACTTTACTTGGAACTGGAACTGGTGCTTTGACGGGAACAGGAATCCTTACAGGTTCTGGACTTGGTACAGAATTATTAGGAACAGGCGCAGGAACTGGTGTTACTGGTGCGTTGACAACTGGTGTCGGCACAGGAACATTGGGTACTGGCGCATTGACAACAGGCGTAGGAACTGGTGTTGGTACTGGTGTAGGAACTGGCGTAACTACTGGTTTAACTGGATTAACACCATCTCAAATAGCTTCTATAATTTCAAGCGGTCTTAATACTGGTGCAGGTCTTCTCCAACAACAAACATCTCGTGAAGCGGCTATTCGTGCTCAACAGATGATTGATACTGAGACTGCTGCTGCTAAACAAGCGGCTCAGTTTAGACCCGTTGGGATGACTACTCGTTTTGGAACATCACAATTCCAAGTTAATCCCGTAACAGGTCAATTGACTAGCGCAGGATATACATTAAGTCCTGAAGCTAAGAATGCTCAAGACCGATTAGTAGCTTTGTCTGAACAAGGTTTACAGCAAGCAGAAGGCGCACAAGCACAATTTGCTCCTCTTCAAACGGGCGCACAACGTCTATTTGGATTGGGCAATGAATACTTGGCGCAGACTCCTCAAGATGTTGCTCAGAACTATCTCAATCAGCAGATGGCTTTATTGCAACCAGGCAGAGAACTAGAGTTGGCTAATCTGCAAAACAGACTAACGCAACAAGGTCGAGGCGGTCTATCTGTTGCTCAAGGCGGCACTATGGGTGCTACTACTCCTGAACTACAAGCTCTGTATAACGCTAGAGCGCAACAAGAAGCTCAATTGGCGGCTAATGCTCAACAGTATGGTCAGCAACAGGTTGAATTTGGTGCGGGATTGCTTGGTACTGGCGCACAGACTATGGGTCAATACTATGGTGGTCAACAAGCGGCATATCAGCCTTATACGACTGCTTTGGGACAGGTTCAAGGCTTAGAGCAATTGGCACAACAACCTTTGACAATGGGTGCTGGTTTAGCTCAACAAGCGGCTACAGCAGGTGCAAATGTGGGTCGTTTAGGCTTGTCAGGTGCAGAGTTTAGTACACGATTGGCTACTGGTAATGCGGCAACAACTAACCCGTATTCAACATTGTTAAGCGGATTGGGTGCTTCTGCTTTTGGCAGTTTATTTTCGTAAGGATTCATCATGGCAGAAAATATCGTAGCGGGTTTGTTTGGACTAACCCCACAAATGTATGGTGAGCAACAAAGAACAAGTGCTTTGGCAGAAGGCATTAGGTTGGCTCAACTAGACCCTGCGGCTCGTGGTGCGGCAATGACCTATGCGGGTGCTAAAGGTTTGGGTGGTGCTATTGGCGGTGCTTTTGGAATAGAAGACCCACAACTAAAGCTAATTAGTGCTAGAAACTCTATTGCTCAACAGATAGACCAATCTAACCCTGAGTCTATTTTGCAAGGCGCTCAGATGTTGGCACAAATGGGCGACCAACAAGGTGCTATGGCTTTGGCTCAATATGCTCGTCAAGCACAGAGTGAGATGGCTTTGATTCAACAGCGGCAAGCGGCAGGTCAGGCATCTTTGGCTCAAGCTACTCGTGAGCGTCAACAAGCAGTTCCAAAAGAAATTGTAATTGCTAATGAGAAGGCTCGCATAACAGATCAGCTTGACCAACTTAGAATGCAAGAACCTACACCAGAGAATACTCGTGCGAGTCGCATACTTACAACACAATTAGCCGAATTAGAAAAGTTAGATGATAAATCCAAGAGGACTGTTGTTGTTGGCAATGCTTTGGTAGATACAACTACTGGTGCAGAAATCTATAAAGGCCCTGATACACAGAAATACTCTGAGTTTGCCAAAACATTGATTGATGCGGGTCTAACACCAGGCACTGAACCTTTCCAAAAACGTATGCTTGAATACGCAACTAAAAAGGTTGAGGGGGCTGGTAAAGGCACAGGAAATGTCACTATTGGTGGTATCAATCTTGATACTGGTGCGGCAGCTAAAAAGGCAAGCGAGATAATTGGCACAAATGTAGCAAATATTGAAAATCAATTCTCATTGGAAACTGCATATAAAGACGCACTTTTATTGTTGAACAAAGGAATTTATGCGGGTGCTTTTGGCCCTGAACAAGCAGCAGCCACTAAATTTTCGCTTGGTTCAATCGGCAACCAAAAGAAACTCGAAAACACCGAAGTATTTATGGCGAACATTGGTGAGATTGTTATTCCTAGATTGCAACAGTTTGGCGGTAATGACTCTAACGAAGAGTTGAAATACCTGCAAAACGTTGTTGCTGGAAATCAACGTCTTGAGCCTGAATCTATGAAGCGTATTTTAGTTAGCGCAGAAAAGAAAGTTCAAAAGAATATTGAGCGTCTTCAAAAGCAAGCATCTAGTAAACCAGGCGAAGCATTGCCAACAACACAAATGAATGCGCCTCTAGGTTCTCCACAAAACCCAATCAAGCTGAAGGACAAATAATCATGGCTACCATTTATGAATACAAAGGTGTGTCTTATGAGTTGCCTGATGGTTTGACTGAAGATGCGGCTTTATCAAGAATTAAGAGTTCTTTGCAACCAACGCCTACTCAACCAGAAGCTAAAGCACCTTCCTCTGGTTTTATGATGGGTTTAAAAGACCCTATCACCGCAGGCGCACAGATAATTCCTCGTGCTTTAGGTGCAGTAGCCAGTTTAGGTGGAACTAAGCCTAATTCATTGAGTGAGTTGCTTTACAGAGAAGCACAACGTGTAGATGAGATGGCTAAAGCCGAAGAGCAAGGCTATCAAGCACAACGTGAAAAAGCAGGTGAATCTGGTTTTGATCCAGCCCGTTTGGGTGGCAATATTCTTAACCCTGCTAGTCTTGTACCTGCGGCTCGTGTGGCTCAGTTAGCTAGAGCTAAAGGTTTGTCTACTGTTGGTCAAGCGGCAACTGCTGGTGCTGTTGGCGGTGCTATGCAACCCGTGGTTGGAGAAGGAACTTTTGAAGAGCAAAAAGGACAGCAAGTTGTTTTAGGCGCAGTTACTGGCCCTGTTGGTGAAAAGGTTGTTGCGGGTGCAAGTCGAGTCCTAAATCCATTGGTCTCCAAAGCAGAAAAGACAATGCGTGATCTTGGTATCACTCCAACGACAGGTCAAACTCTTGGTGGTCAATTTAAGACACTTGAGGAATTTGCTGAGAATATTCCTTTGATTGGTCAAAGCATTCAAAATGCAAAACAACGAGTTTTATTTGATTTCAATAAGAGTGCAATTAACAAAGCATTGGCGAAAGCAAGTGACCCAACAAAACAAGAAAAATTAAGTCTTCCTGCTGATGTAATTGGTAGAGATGCAATTGAATATGCTTCAAAAACAGTATCTGATAAATATAACGATGTTTTGTCTAAGATATCATTTGACTTAGATTTTGCAACCACTAGCAATATTTTAGGCGAACTTGCTAAGGCCAAAAGTTTATCAGCAGACCAACGAGAAAAGGTTGCTATAACTCTGAATGACATCGTTTTAAGTAAATTCTCAGGTCAAAAACTTGATGGTAAAACATACAAAGGTATTGAGAGTGATTTACGACAGAAAGCAAGCGATTATATTAATAGTCAAAATGCTTCTGAAAAAGAAGTTGGATATGCCTTAAGCGATGTTCTTAAGGTACTTAAAAAAGAGTTGTATTTCCAAAATCCCAAGCAAACACCTACATTGCGTAGAGTTGATGCCGCTTTTAGTGATTTGTCTGTAATCAATGTGGCTGCGGCTAATACTGGGGCAAAAAGTGGCGTATTCACACCGAAACAATTTGCCATTGCTGTGCGCCAAGAAGACCCAACTAGACGTAAATCTTCGTTTGCTAAAGGTAAAGCTAAAGGCCAAGACATTTCGGATGCCGCACTTGAAGTCATTGGAGACACAACGGCAGCATCTCAAACAGGTCGGATTGCGCTAGGAATGGGTGGTGGCTACGGCTTACTTTCTGAACCTGTAATTGGCACAGCAACGGCATTTGGAGTGCCTGTTGCCTATAGCCAAGGTGGACAGGCGGCAATTGATATGTTGTTGCGTCAACGTCCAGAATTACTACAACGTGTAGGCGGTATGCTTTCTCAACAATCTGCTCCAATTGGTTCAGTAATTGCGCCAAGTGCTGTTGGTCAGTACAACCTATCTGAGAGAAGGTAATGAAGGACGGGCTGTTTGCTATCTCAGTAGCAGTCCTTCTTCTTTGTTTTGTAATTTTCTGTAGTTATATTATTGTTTGGGCATTTCCGTGATCGCCTTTCTCTTGGCGGCAACCATAGAGTACCGATGTATTAAATGGACTTGGACTGGCGATGTTTACAATCGCAGAGTAGTCTGTCTCAAGTGGGAGAGAAAGAAGTGATACCTATAGACCCCATGATGGCTCTAGCTGGCATACAGTCAGCAATCAGCATGGTCAAGAAGGCGGCTAATGTTGCCAATGACTTAGGCTCACTTGCGCCCATGATTGGTAAGCTATTTGACGCTAAGTCTGTAGCTACAAAAGCCATGCTTCAGGCCAAACAGTCTGGCAAAGGCTCAAACATGGGTACGGCTTTGCAAATTGAGATGGCTTTAGAGCAAGCTAGAGCATTTGAGGAAGAGTTAAAGATGCTCTTCATGCAGACAGGAAAGATTGACGTTTGGCAGAAGATTAAAGCCCGTCAAGCAGAGATGGACTTGGCAGATGCTAAAGAAATAAGTGCTTTAAAGAAGGCAGAAAAAGCAGCCAAAGAGAAAGAGCAAGAACAATTAGAGATTGGTTTGGCAATAGGTGGAATTTGCTTTGTTTTGTTTCTAGTCTTTATTGGCGTGAATGAAATGATGGAATTCTGTGCAACTACTCGTAGATGTGGCAGATGAATGAGTACCAGAAGACCTTTGACTTGTGCCTCAAAATCTTCGTTTACGGGGTAGTGGCTTTGTATTTCTTGGGTTTTCTGAAGTTCTTACCTGATGATCTGTCAGACAGAATTGTTAATCTTTTACTTGGAAAGGTTGGATTGGGCAAATGAGAATCACTACTTACCAACAGAATGCTCAAATGTTGTCAGAGGCTCACCGAGTGATCCACCAACAGAATATGAAGCGTCTGGCAGAGTTAACCCAACAAGCTCAACAACAACAGAA